TCCGAGCGGCTGCCCTTGGAGCTGCCACGGGTCGCCGCTCCTCGCATGATCCCGTTCGCCATGCCTCTGATCGGGTGGCTGGCGTCTCTGACGCAATAGCCCCAGAAGGTCCAGAACACAGCAACGATCAACGTCGCGTCGACCTGCTCCTTGCCGGTCCAAGCGTCCCAGAGCGCGCCCGTGCCGCCTGAAGCGTGATAGAGGACATGAGGCAGGACCGCCTCGCCGTCAACGATGTAGGGATAGTCAGAGCCTGAGAAGTCGCCGCCCAGGACGTCGGCGGTGATGTCCGACGCTTTGCTGGGGTCAGGTCCGTCGGGCAGCATCACCTTATAGCTGGGCTCTTCGCGCACATCGAGAACGTCCCAGGTCCAAGCGGTCTCCTGCTTGCCGTTCCTTGTCAGCGTGCGGATCCGAGCTTCGACCACCTGATCGGGCTTGCCCGGTCGGTCAGGATGGGCCGACGCCCAGACTAGATCGCTCGGCACCATCCGAAACTGGAGCCCGCCTGGCTCGCCAGGGATCCAGCCGACACGAACTAGGGACTCGCGCATCCCGACTGAGTAGCGTTGGTTCCTCGCCAATACCTGCCAGAGCCAGGCATCTCGAAGCTGGGCGCGGAACTCGTCCAGCGGGTCCTCGGCTACGCCCTCGTGCTCGATGCGCGGCGGGTCGGTGTAGAGCTGGGAAAGCTGGAGAGTTAGCTGCCTGAATAGATTCCGGGACATGTCCCGATAGCCCAGCCGCTCGGCGGTTGAACTGTGGAAGAACTCAGAGATCCGGCGATCTAGATCCTGCCGCCACCAGCCCTCAAGCAGTCGCCGCCGCAAGCGCGAGTGATCCCGCCTGGGCTGGTCGCCAGCGTCGGGCAGGGGTGGGCGCTGCTGCTGGATTCTGGGATCTGGAAAATGCTGCAAGCGGGACTCCGTCAGCGTATCCGCAAGGGTGCCCCGGCACGTGCCCGGGTGTCAAGAAACTCTCTGCCAATGTAGCGGGCAGCGTCTAGCGAGTGAGACAGATCGCGATTGGCAGCCGACCCGCCAGGGCCGCGCCAGTGCCTGAAAGCCTCGATCAGGCTGACGCAGTTCGGGTGGACCGTCAGCGAGCCCCGAACCATCGAGGAGTGAAGCAAGCGCGATGTATACGCCACCGAGCCCGGGCCCTTGCGGGCCGGCTGGATGCGGAACGGCGGCGAGTGCTCAGGCAGGCCAGACATCCGGGCGACGGACTCCGTGAGCAGCTGGTTCACCTTGTACCCGGCCTCGGACTTGCCGGCGCTGTTCGTGTCGCCCCTGGCCTCGTCGATGGCTTCGGGGCCGAGGTCCCACCGCGCCAGCATGTCAAGGATCCCCTGGGCGTCCGCCTCGATCCCCGTGTGCCCTCGGCTCACGTATTCGTCGAGGAACCAGCAGCGGGGATCGTGTCGGTCGGGCTTGAACGCCACCAGCAGCGCGGCCTCCCTGCCGGCGTCTTCGCCGTGGTCGATGCCCAGGCCCAGCTTGACCTCGCAGTCGGGCAGCTCGTCGGTGACCATGGAGTCAGACCAGGCGCCGTAGTAGCGATCAGGCGTCACGCCCTCCCAGTCACCATGGATCCGCTGGGGCCGCTCGCCCTCTAGCGTGTGAGCCGTGATCTGATCTACGTCCGCCTGGGTCAGCCAGGGGCACGATTGGACCGACAGCCCGAAGTGGACCTCTTGGACTGATCCGCGCTCCACCTCCTCCCGAAGCCAGGCGCATGGCCTGCCGATAGGAGTCAGCGTCAGCCAGACCCGGCCCCCGGTGCTTGTCGTCCTCGCCACGCCCTCGGAGAAGACCGACGGGGGCGGGGGCTCGTCGAACCAGACAAAGTCCAACGTCGCCCCTGCTGCGGCCATCGTGCCGGCCTCCTGACTGATAATGCTCAGGCTCGATCCGTTCCGAAGCCGCAGGATCCGCCGCCGACCCACCCGGAAGCCCCTGTCCGCGTCGTATCGACAATCAGGGTGGAGCGAGCCACGGGGCAGCAACTCGGCCAGCCTGGCCTCGACCTCCTTCGCGCTGTCGTCTGAGTATGGAACCAGCCGGCCACGGTTCGGCGCGGGCGGGATTGCCTGGTGGGGATGCTTGCCCAGCAGCCACCAGAGGGCCTCAGCTGCTCCACAGTGGGATTTGCCGACCTGATTAGGTGCGCGGAGCAGCCGAACCCTTCCGGGCGCCTTGTGGAACCGCAGCTGGCCCGGTGTTGGCTGGTAGGCCGCGAGTGGGTTTGCTTTGACCGCAGCCAGCGCAGCCGCGAGGCTCAATGCCGAAGGTCTGCCATGCGGGCTTGAAGCGCCGCCAGGTGCTCAGGCGTCAGCCGCTCGGCCAGGGCGTCCAGCATCCCTTCAGTGTCCATCGTTGCCGACTCGTCCATCCCTTGCTCTGCCTCGATGGCTGCGGCATGGATGATCTTGTCAGTCGCCGTCCCGTGGATCTTGTTGAGGTCGCCGACGCTCATGGCTTCGCGTCTCTCGTCGTCTTCCAGCCGGTCCTTGATTTCTTTGCCAGCCAGAAGGACCAGCTCGGCGGCTGAAGCTAGCGCTGCTCGCTTTGCCTGTTGCAGCTCGTGCCTGTAGGTCTCGTCATTATTGACCCAGCGCCAGACGGTCGATCCTGACTTGATCCCGGCCCGCCTGGCTGCCGCTCGGTAAGTCGCGCCCCGTGCCAGCTCGGCAACCGCCAGCTCCTTTTGTTGCTTTGTTCCGTGTACCCAGTCAGCCATGCCTCTAGATTAACCAGCCCGCCGTCGATGTCCAGAACCAGCAACGCCCCCGAAGGGGCGAAGCGGGTTGGTTGGTGGGCTAGAGGGAGTAACCAAGGCCCTCGTAGTGCCTGTATACAGCGCAGCGGACCCGGGGGCCGGCGGTGGTGCTCCTGAGCCAGAGTTGGATCGACTCTTGAACTGTGATCGCGTCTTCGCCCATCGACGGGGCCAACCATGATTCGATTGTGACAATCGCTCGTTCCATCATATCGGCAAAAAGTCGTTCGCTGCTGGTCATCGTACTGTCCTCCAGTTGTTTGTTCGCTCGATCTGTTAGTAGATTACAGGCCCCGGTTTACCCTGTCAACGTATTGCGGAAAATAAACAAAAAAGAGTCCCAGAACCAGCAACGCCCCCTCGGGGGCGCTGTGGTTGGTTGGTGGGTTAGAAGGGGAGGGCCTCACAATCAGGACAAGATCGTGGTGGCGCGGTGACAACTGGCAGCAGGGATCGTCGGGCAACCCTGGCTTCCGCCTCTCCGAACGAGATCCCCAGGTTGTCAGCCATCTCCTGGGTCCACGCCTGGGCCATCCCGGCGTAGTAGTCGTCCGTCCCGTTGCATCCGCAATCGCCACCCGCCCATGAAGACACACAGCAATAGCCGTCTGCCGCTGCTGTGCCGTGATAGTCGGGAGATCCGTCTTCAAAATAAAAGCTAGCAAGCATTGTCTTGTCCTCCGGTTGTTTGTTCGCTCGATCTGTTAGTAGGATAAACCGACGCCTATTAACCTGTCAACGTATTGCGGAAAATAATTTATCGGTCACAACCAGGGCACGAGTCACCACCGACGATCCACCTTGTTTTTCGGTGGGTGGTAACCGCTCAATCCCGCTTGCTTACTTACTTGCAGACAAACTATCACCACTTCACCACCTAACTTAGATCCCTATATACGCATGTGCATATGCGTATAAATAAAAAAAGATCTACAAGGGAACGCCTGCGCGCGCGCGGCTTCCTATAAAGGAGGGGTGGTGGAACGGTGGTGTAAATCGGCCAGAATCTTGGCTGATTTAGTAACTAGAGGTTATTGCTTTAAGCGTCTCCCGGGTGTACGGTTTCGCCATCGGAGGGCTAGATGCGGGAAAGCTGGCGGCGGTTGCAGAGTGCGATGGCATACATCGATCAGGGGTGGCGGGTTCTTCCGGTTGCCCATGTGGAGGAGGGCAGATGCTCCTGTGGCAAGGCCGGCTGCAAGCATCCGGGCAAGCATCCGATCCTGGCTAAGTGGCCAGAGCGGGCGAGTCTGTCTGGCGAGCAGGCCCAGAAGTGGTGGACAGCCAGAAAGGCCGCGAACGTCGGAATCGCAACAGGCAAAGATTCCGGCCTTGTCGTGCTGGACATCGATCCCAGACACGGCGGGAACGAGTCGCTCGCCGCACTGATCGCCGAACATGGGCCACTGCCGCCAACGCCCGTCTGCCGCACTGGCGGCGGTGGGGAGCATTACTACTTCGCCGCACCGTCAGAGCCCCTGCAAAGCTCTGCGGGGCTGCTGGGGAAGGGCCTCGACATCCGCGCGGAGGGCGGGATGGTGGTTGCTCCTCCCAGCGACCACGCAAGCGGAGCTCCTTATGTCTGGTCCGTCAGCCCCTCAGACGAGGGACCGGCAGCCGTCCCCGGGTGGCTGCTTTCCCGTGTGGCCAGCAGAAAGAAGCCAAAGGACTTGCTGGATCGTGGCCCCGTTGGCGAAGGAGCGAGAAGTGATTGGCTTGCAAGCCGAGCTGGGCACCTTCGCCGAGCCGGGTTTAGCGCCGACGAGATCGACGCCGCGCTACAGGTCGCAAATCAGGCGAGGTGCGAGCCCCCGCTAGGCCGGGAGGAGGTGCGATCTATCGCTCGCAGCATCTCAAAGAAGCCTGCCGGCGATGTGCCAGACAATCCAGACGACTGGAGGCGAGAACTAAAGCAGCGAGTAGATCGGAGTGGAAACGTCCAGGGCTACACCCAGGATCGGCTGAACTTGCGGACGGTGCTTTCGATGGATCCAAGGTGGCGCGGGCAGCTGTGGCTGGACGCTGCCCGGGAGATCGTGATGGTCGGAGATGACCGCGCGTCGGATGTCTCTGCTGTTGATATCGCCAACTGGTGTGCGGAGAACTATGACTGGCGGACGCTGCCGGTCGCGACAGTGATCGAGGCAATATCAAGCGTTGCTCACGAGAACCGCAAGGATCCGCTTCGGGAGATGGTCGAGGGCGCCACATGGGACGGCGAGCCCAGGATCGACACCTGGCTGGAGCGCTCGATCTGTGCTGAGAAAAGGCCACACGCGCGCAAGATCGCCCGCCGGTGGCTAATTCAGGCAGCAGCCCGCGCGCTTGATCCGGGATGCCAGGCCGACACAGTGCTTGTTCTTGTCGGTCCTCAGGGCTGCGGAAAGTCGACGCTTCTGCGGCTGCTGGCTGGCGATGACTGGTTCAGCGATACGGTCTTTGACATGGGCTCCAAGGATCGATTCGTCGCAATCAACTCCGCCTGGATCTATGAGGTCGCAGAGCTGGCAAGCTTTCGCCGCTCAAGGTCAGACAGCATCAAGGCATTTATCAGCAGCCGGCAGGACAATTACCGCGCCCCATTTGCCCGCTCGATGACAGTCCACGACCGGCGAACAGTGATCGTAGCAACAACAAACGAAGACGAGTTCCTGTCGGACTCGACCGGGTCGAGGCGCTTCTGGCCGGTGAGGGTTTCCGGGCCGCTTGATCGGGCGTGGATCGCATCCAATCGGCTGCAACTAATCGCCGAAGCGGCGCAGGCTTATCGCGCTGGTGAGCGCTGGTATTTGGACGGCGATGAAGACGCTGATCGCGTTGCCGCCAGCGAAGACCACGAAGAGCAGGATCCATGGCACGACGAGGTCTTGGCCTGGGCTATAGCCAAGCCCGATCCAATTACCGCAGCAATGGCGCTCGTTGATTGCCTGGGGATGCCCCGCGACCGGCTCACAAAGTCCGACCAGATGCGGATCGGGCGGATCCTGTCTGGTGCCGGCTTCACGAGATCCACTCGCACGCTATTCATCCGAGGCGTTAAGCGGCGGGCGCGGTGCTGGGTCCAGCCAGAATCAACAGGCAGCGTGATCCCATTCGACAAGGGCGACGAGGTGATCTGGTGATCGTCCGAGGCGGCGGGCTGTATCTCCCGCCAGGCGACGAACGGATCCCAGGAATTCGCAGGATCCTTAGGATCCGAAATATCGCACACGCCAAGCACGTATCCGGCCAGGCGCGAGGCACGATCCCGCAATATGCCGAAGCCCCGCCCGAGTGGTCATATGCGACACGAACGATCCCAGGCGGCCACAGGTGGGCGGGCGGGCTCATCGTTCCAAGGAACGCGCCAATCGATGTTCGAGCTACTGTGGACCGCAGCAGCGACGGAGATCCGGCACGCGCGCGGCTGCTGGCGAAGCTCCGCCCATACCAATCTGAGGCGCTAGCCGCCTGGGGCGAATCCGACGACGGTACAATCATCGCCCCCTGTGGCTCAGGCAAGACAACGATGGGCCTGGCAGCCATTGCCGCCTCTGGGCGGCGGGCGCTGATCTTGGTTCACACCAAGGATCTCGCGCGGCAGTGGGAGGAGCGGATCTCGGAGCAGCTGTCAATCCCTGGGCGAGTGGGCCGGATCTGGGATGGCCAGAACAGCGACGGGCAGATCGTGATCGCCACGATCCAATCCCTGATCCGCTGGCCCTGGGCCGCGCTCTATGCCTGGGGCAAGCGCTTTGGCCTGGTCATCATGGACGAAGCCCACCACGCGCCTGCCGAGACATTCTCCGCCGTGCTGGGCGCGTTGCCAGCTCGGCGACGGCTGGGTCTGACGGCAACGCCAGACAGGGAGGATGGCCTGGGCGGGTTCATGTACTGGCACATGGGGCCAAGGTGCTACGAGGTCGAACAGGGGGCCCTGGTTCGCTCAGGAGCCGTCCTGATGCCCGCGCTAAGATTGGTCCCTACCCACTGGCAACCAGTCGACCCTGACGCATCATGGTCGGCCCAGATAACGGAACTCACCCAGGACGGGCGAAGGAACGAGATCCTGATTGGGGCAATTCGCTCTGAGCTGGCCGAGGGGCGTCAGGTGCTGGTGCTTTCTGACCGGGTGGGCCATTGCGAGGCAATCGCGGACGCGCTCAGGGGCTGGGCAATCACTGGCCGGCTCAGCTCGAGGCGCCGGAAGTCGATCTTGCAGCGGGCAAGCGCGGGCCAGATCCGACTAATCGCGGCCACATCGCTCGCCGACGAGGGGCTCGATCTTCCGGGTCTCGATTCGGTGATCCTGGCCACGCCGACCAGGGCACTCGGCAAGCTCCAGCAGCGGATCGGGCGCGTGATGCGGCCAGCGCCTGGCAAGGCCCAGCCCCGCGTGATCGATCTCCGCGATGCCTGGGGGCCGCTCCTGGGTCAGGCCCGCCGCCGCGATGGGCTTTACAGGCGGATCGGGATGTCCCAGTCCGACTGATTGATGCCGGCGACCTCGGCGATCCTGTTGGCAAGGGCGAGGCTTGGTCGGCGGTCGCCCTTGATCAAGTAGCCAGCCATCACGCCAGACACTCCCAGGCGAAGACCCACCGCGCTAAACGATAGGCCCTGCGATGCCTGCCAGGCCCGAAGGCTTCGGCTGGCGCTGCTTTTGTGTTCGTGTTTCATGGCTAAATAATAACCACTGGTTGACATCTGGCAAGCGGGGCCGGTAGGCTCGCTCTTGCAAGTGGCCGTGGGGGCCGCTCAGGAGATCGAACCTTGAAGCATATATATCAGGCGCTCCGCGCCGCTCAAGATCAGGTGCCCGCGCTGGAAAAAGACGGCTTCGCCGACTTCGGATCGGGCTATTCATACATCACCGCAGCTGGAGCAGTTCGGGCGATCCGTCCGGTCCTTGCTGGCTGCGGGCTGCTGGCGCTCTCGACCGGTCACGAGGTGGTCGAGGTCGCGGGCTCCCAGGTGTCAAGGCTTCACGTGCTTTTGGCCCATCCGGAAAGCGGCGAGGAGCTGCGGGCGTCGTTTGATTTGCCCATTGCCCCGACCCGGGGAAGGGACGCCAGCAAGAGCGCGCAAGCGTCCATCACATCGGGGCTCGCTCGATGGCTTCGGGGTCTCGTGCTCGCGGTGGCTGCTGACGACGAGGAGATCGACTCCGCCAGGCCGTCAGCCGTCAGAGCCGAGCCAGCGCCGGCACCCAAGCCTCCCGCCGGTCACGCCGAGCGCCTGGCCCGGCTTGTGGCCCTGTGTGCCTGCAACGAGGACGCTGCGGCGATGTGGGCGACCCGCGAGAAGACAGCCGCCGGCACATCCGCCGCTCAGCTGGGAACGATGGAAACCCTGATTGAGCGCGGACTCGAAGAGCAAGCGGCAAACAGGTTAGAAGAAGATCTCGGCAAGGCTTCAGCCAAGGGGCTATCTGCCGGTGCGTTCGGGGCTCAGGTGATTATCCCCTGGGCCGAAGACCAAATCCCATACTAGGAGGACGAGAAAATGGCACTAGGTGATCGAGGATATGGCGAGACAAAGCACGAGCGCTGGGAAGCCCAGAACGACGATCTACCAGACGGGGATCACGTTGGCCGGCTCTTCGAGTTTCGGTGCTGGGAAGCCAAGAGCGGGCTTGATTATGCGAGCTTTGGATTCGAGGTTGATTGCGATGGCAGCAGCTTCAAGGTGCAGCGGTTTTATGGGCTGGTGACGAAGAGCGGAGCCAACCGGGGATGGGTGCTGGAGCGGGACTTGAGGACGATCCTTGGACGCTCGCCAGACGTCGAGGAAATCCAATCAAATGGACACACTGGCCCCATTGCGTCGGCGCTAGTTGGCGCGCGGGTGCGGCTATACAAGGGCGAGCGGTCGGGCTATCACGATCTTTATATTGACGGCTTGGCCGATGCTGCCAGCCCCGTCAGCGTGTCGGACTTCGACTGATGACCGCCGCGCCGATGACGACGAAGGAGATCCTTGAGACCACCGATCAGATCGTGATGCTCGCCGACCAGGCTGAAGTCGCGTCTCAGGTCGACGGCTGGAGGGAGGGCTACGATCTTGAGCGCAAGATCTCCGCCCTCTGTGACGAGCTCGGCGACGAGGTGCCCAGAAAGCTGGATTCGATCTCATTCGTGATCGACCGGATCGGGGCAGAAGCGGACCAACTCAGGGAGTGGGAGCTGGAGCTGGCAGCAAAGCGCCGCGCGCGGAAGCAGGCAATCGTCTGGCTAAAGAGCGCCGCCGCCGCAATCTTGCATGGAGCCAGAGACGCTGAGATGTTCGTGGGCGACGATGGCTCGGTAAGAGTCAACAAGCGCCACGGGGCGACCCGAAGCCACTGGCTGCAAACGACGACTCAGATCCAGTGTCCGGATGATGTCGGCAGGTGGCCGGAGGAGTGGATCAAGGTCAAGCGAGAAGGATCCAGAAGCGCCGCAAAGAAGGCCTTGGAGGCTGGCGGCTCCCGAGATGGATTTGCGCTGATTGAGATCGAGGGCTGGAGGAGCAGATAAAATGTCGGGTTCCGGCTGCCGCCCACCCCCACAAGCCTCACCCGGTGGCAGTCGGCAAGTTCGAGCCGGGTGGGGCGCTCCTGGGAGGGAGAGATGAAGATGCTGGGATTGATGTTGGTTGTCGCTTTGGTTGTATTTGTTGCCGCGCGAAGGGACGACCCAGAGCGGCGGATGCGGGAGCGGCTAAAGCGCCGCCTCCGGTCGGGGCTGGCAAAGCCAGAAAGGAAGATCTCGTGGAAGCTTTAACCGCCGCCCTTGGCGTCGGCGCTCCCTGTGAGCCGCCAGACGCTGCCTGGTTCCGATGGAACGGCGATCTGTGGGCCACTAATGGGCACGTGCTGATCAATGATTCGGTGACGGTTTGCGCTGCTGGCTGGGCGACGGGGATCAGCGCCGCAACGCGCCGTGAGCTATTCGACCGTATGGGCGGATCCCGGTGGCGAAACTGCAACGAGATTGGCCCCAGATGCCAACTAGACGAAGACAACAATGTTGGTGTTATCTGGCGGCAGGACGGGCTGCCCGTCGCCGTCGACGCCTGTTACTGGTCCCCGGTCTTCGCCGCCCTGGCGGTCGAGCAGGGCGACGACTGGCGCGGCCCGGTTCGATGCCTGAATCGCAGGAGGAGGGTCTTTGCTTATGTGATGCCGCTCGACTATGAGCCGGCGGAGCTGGAGGTGGATGTGGAGCGCTGGGAGGCTTGCCGTGATTCTTGACGAAGATCTTGAGCTGTGGGCAGATGGCAGATCCGAGCCGGATCAGATTGAAGCTCGCGCGATTGCTCACGAACTGTGGGAAGCCCGCCAGAGGCTTGCAGCCCTGGAAGATGGTCAATGTGCGGACAGGATGGATCTACACGTTTGCTCGATGTCTGCGGGCCACGGCGGGAACCATCGGGACTTTGATTCCCTGGCGGTCTGGTCGTGAGTACCTGGCGTTGCATGATCCCCGGTCAGCCCATCGGCAAGGGACGTCCCAGGGTCGCCCGTCGAGGCTCAGGCGTCGTTGCCTATACGCCAGGTCCAACAAGGCGATGGGAGGCGATAGCGGCGACGACGATGGCCCAGGAGTGGGGCGCGCGGGCTCCGCTGGATGAGCCGGCCCAGGCGGCAATCGTCGCCAGCTTCTCCCGGCCCCAGAGGCTGATCTGTAAACACAAGCGGGCCTGCTCGTGCTCGCCCGAAGCCGTGCCGCACATCACCAGACCCGACGCCGACAACGTAGCAAAGGCCGTGCTCGATGCGGCCCAGGCCGGCGGAGTCCTTCGCGATGACTGCCTGGTCTGGCAAGTCACGCTGGTCAAGTCCTATGCTGCTCAGGACTCCGGGCCGATGGTTGAGCTGCGGCTCTGGTGGGGCGAGTGATGTACGTGTCTCGCAAAAGCGCGATCCTGATTCTTCGGATGGCTCTTGTGACTTGCCCCTGCCACAAGCGGCGGGAGTTGATTCTGGACGCCTTGGCCGACCTGGGCTGGTGCCATGGGGCGTAAGGCGGATCCGGTGCAGTGGAACGGGCACCGATACCCGACGCTCGGCTGGGCGATTGGCGATGCCTTGATCCTTTATCCGTCGATGTCCGACGGAGATCTGGCGGCGCTTCTCGATGTCAGCGTGGCCCGTGTTCAATACTGGCGAAGCAAGGCAGGGATCCCGCCGAGCGGGCAGCGGGGCCGAGCGTGAGCGCAACGAACAGATCACCGCTGAGTGATGAGATCGTGTTGGTCGGCCTATCCGGCGGCATTGACTCTGCCGCAGCGGCGCTGCTTGCGAGGGAGCGCTGGCCCGATCTGCCGTTCGCCGCGCTACACCAGAACCTGGGGTGGGACGATCCAGACGCAGAGGACGACGCCCGCAAGGTGGCAGAAAGGATCGGAGCACCGCTTACCGTCCAGCGACCAGAGATCGCGGCGCTCTGGCGAGATCGGAAATTCCTGCCCATGTCTGGCATGCCGTGCCCTGCCGCGCTAGAGCAGAAAGCAGAACCTGCGATGCTGTGGGCTATCGAGCAACTGGGCGGCGCAGCACACTGGAGGGGCGCACTGTCTACGCGCAGAGCGCGCGAGTTCGTTGTGGACAAGCATCCGGACGCCTTCGGACTCTATTGCATAGGCTACCTGGCAGGCGAGGAATCGCGGGCGGCAAAGTATCGGCACCACTGGCCCGATGCACTGGGTCGGCCAGTGTTTCCGCTACTTGAGGCAGGCAAGAACAAGGACGATGCGCGGGCGATCTTGAAGCGGCACGGCATCGCGATCAACTATCGCGGACACCTTCGGCGCTCCTGCCAGCCGTGTGTCCACTGGAGCAACGCAGAGCGCGAGCTTCTGGCGACGGCAAGACCAGAACATGCGGCAGAGGTTGCAGCGCTTGAGCGGGAGATCGGGCGAACCTTTGATCGGCGCGGGCCACTTGACACCCTGCCGAGGCGCACAAAGCCGGAAGCAGAGCAGGGGCTGTTTGCCTTCGTTGACGGCGGGTGTGGGGCCTGGTGTAAATGAGCGCAACGAACAGATCCGCAGTCCGTCGCGCAGACCGGGGCAGCCCGTGAGACTCTGGGACATTCAGCAAGGCGACTGCCTCGACCTGCTGCGGGCTCTGCCTGACAACTGCATCGACGCCATCGTCACAGATCCACCCTACGGCTTGAGCCCTGACGGACGGTGCCGCACCTGGGACGACATCGAGAGCGGGCGCAAGGGCGGCGGCTTCATGGGTAAGCAGTGGGATGCTGCCGTCCCGGGCGTGACCTGGGCGCGGGAGTGTCTTAGGGTCTGTTCGCCCGGCGCGCACATCGTGGCCTTTGGCGGGCAGCGCACGATCCACCGCTTGATCTGCGGCCTTGAGGATGCCGGGTGGGAGATCCGCGACCTGGGCGCGTGGCAGCAGTGGCAGGGCTTCCCAAAATCGCTCGCGGTCGGCAAGGCCATTGACGCGCACCACGGCGCAGAGCGTGAAGTGGTTGGCGAGAGGACCGTAGCCGCCGACAAGTGGACCGAGCCGGGCAGGCAGGCCCTCGCGGCTGGCGTGGGGTCCTACTCGATCCCAACATCGGCACCAGCCACCGAAGACGCGCGCAAGTGGGAAGGCTACGGAACCGCGCTCAAGCCTTGCCTTGAGCCTTGGACCCTAGCCCGCAAGCCGCTAGATGGCACAGTCGCGGAGAACGTCCTCAAGTGGGGCACAGGCGCGCTAAATATCGACGGGTGCCGCTATGGGTACGGCGATCCGGCATGGCCTGGGCCTGGGGATGAATGGCGCGACAATAGGGACGCTGGGCCGCAGTCAAGCGGTGCGGTGCCGTGGGCAAGCGGGACGAAGGACGCGCACGATCTAGGCCGATGGCCCGCCAACGTGTACGCCTGCCCCAAGGCATCCAGGGGTGAAAGGGAGGCCGGGTGCGGGCATCTCAAGCCGATGTCGCGTGACGACGTAACTGGTAGAGAGCCTGACAGCGCGGGAGCGAAGCACGCGAGGGCGGGCATCACGGCGTCGGGCGAGATCCGCAACGGGCATCCCACCGTGAAGCCTGCCGCGCTCATGGCTTGGCTGTGTCGCCTCGTGGGCGGGCAGCCCGGCAGCTTGATCCTAGACCCCTTCGCGGGCAGCGGCACCACCGGGATCGCAGCCTTGCGCGAGGGCTTCAGGTTCCTGGGCTTCGAGCTTGATCCTGAGTACATCCAGATCGCAGAGGCCCGGATCACTGGTGACGCTCCGCTCTTTAATCGCAGAGACAAGAATGTAGCCGCCTGCTAGACTCCCCACCACTACCCAGCGCGGCATCCGTCCTCCCCTCGATCTGATGCCGCCACCCGAGCAACGCCCCAGGACCTGATCGCCTGGGGCGTTGCTGCGTTCTGGGCCCCTCTGGTTTATTTTCCGAGATACCTTTACAGGTAAAGCGGCATCGACTAACCTACATACAGATCGAACAAACAAACCGGAGGACGAGACGATGACCGCACAACAGGTACACGACAAGCTCAAGGGTGACCGCGCTTACATGTGGAGCCGACAGCACCGCGACCACCGCAATATGATGATCGTCCTCAGGGCGCACGGACTCAGGTTCTCTTGGAGGCACGCCGACGCCCTGATCAACTTCGTCGCGGAGGGGGCCTGAGACGGACCTCACCAGCGCAGACCTGAAAAGAAAGATCCGAAGCGGATACAAGATCAGGGCGAACTGCCCCGGCTGCTGCCCAGACACCGAAGGCCGCGCAACCTTCCATCCGAGGTGGGAGGGCGACCATGACTGCGAAGCCGAGACAGGGGACGCGGTTTGGCGTTGTGGCAACTGTGAGTTTGAGGTTGCGCGTAGGGTCCGAAGGTCGCCAGTGCAGGTCAGGCTTGCGCGCTTACGGGCAGAGATGGAGGTGGCCTGAGACGGACCTCACCACACGCCCCGACCTTCTGACCGTGGCGAGGGAACTTGCCGCCGCCCTTGAGGCTTATTGCGACGACCACAACAGCGACCGGCCCACGGATCCCACGGTGCTTCTGCCGGATCTACTGGCCGCAATCAAAGACGCCGAGGAGAATTAGATGGGACGCCCAGCACTGCCAGACGAGTTAATCAGGCGAGCTAGAACAATCAGAATGACTGATCGGGAGTGGGACGACATCCAAGCGGCAGCAACGGAGCGAGGGGTCAGTGCCAGCGCGTATCTGCGGATCCTGACGCGCCCAGACGCCCGTAGAGCCGTCGGACGACTCAAGCCTTAGTCAGCCTCGCGATCTTGCGCTCGACCGCTCTGCGGCGAACACGGGTCATCTGTGGGCCCCGCTTCTCCAGCAGGTCTCGAAGTCGATCCGCTCGGAGCCCTTGGCGCTTGGCTCGTCGCTCGATGGCGCGCATCACGCCCAGCACCGCCAGCGCGGCCAGGAAGAATCCGAACCAATCCAGCGCCTCAGCCAGTGGGCCGAACGACGACAGGTCGATCAGACGGTCGAGGCGGTAGGCCACCTCGGCGGCGATGCGGGCGTCCTTCGCGGCAACCGATAGGCCGACCAGCTCAGCACCCAGTTCCACCGCCACCTCTTCGCAGAGGTCAGCGATTGGCCCGTGATGCTCTTCGACGAACGCCGCCGCCTGCCGCTCCTTGCTGAGGCGTCGCTGTTGCTTGGTCATGTTGCGCTCCTGATGGGCTCCCCCGGCTCGCCGCAATCAGGGCAAACAAGGGCGCCAGTGTAGACGTTCGGGCATGAAACGCAGGCCCGTGGCTCCACCTCCTGGCGCTGCTGGTCGTCTGGGCCAGGACAGGGGCAGTCGACCCAGTGCTCCTCACACGCCAGACACCAATAGTTCCCACAGTCTTCGCAGACGATGAGGTTGCGGTGAGGGTCAGTCACGCCTTGCGCCCATCGCATCGACGCCGGCTTGGCCTAGCAGGTACGCCACGAACACGCCGGCAGCCAGCTCCAGAGCCTTCTCAGGCGCAACTTCTGCGGACAGGACGGACGAGGCAATGGGGAGCAGAGATCCCATCAGGGCGATCCACAGTTTGCGGGACTTCAGCTTGTCGGGCAGGGCGGGAAGGGCCATCGGTCACTCCTTCGGCAGCGGTGGAAGAAAAGAAAAGGACGAGTCGTCGTCGTCCCCAGAGTCGTCGTCAGCCGTTGCCGGCTCTGGCTCTGGCGGTGGAACGTCTGAGATCATGTGATAGCCCAGGATGGCGACGAGCACGCCAGCGATCCCGATCCCAGTGAGCGTCTTACTTTCCCTGTGAGTCATCACTTGATCTCCCAGTGGGGCAAATCTAAGAAATTGGAATCCCTCAGCCCGTCCTTGGTCGTGAGCGCATCCCCGTCCCAGTCTCCGCCCCAACGGATCCGCTCGCTGATACCGAGCTGGGAGGCTACACCGAAGACGAAGCCAGCAAAGTGCCTCATGCGTTCCTGACCTCGGCGATTCCACTCGATGGGATAGGGCACCACATCGACGGCTCGAGACAGCGGCAGCGCAAGATGCTTGCTGTTCATTGTCTTACTCATCCCCTTGCGGACTAGCTCGGCTTGCCGCTCTGGCGTTCGCTGACCCTCAAGGATGGTGCAATCGTAGAACTTGATCACTTCTGAAAAGAGCGTGACTAAGTCGCCGTGGCATCCGTCCAGCTTCGCCCAGCTCTTGGAACTAAATTTAGGCATCAGCTTCGGTCCACCTTGTCAGAGAGTCTCTCGATGCTCTTGCCCAGAGAATCGAGGCTGGCAGTTAACGACCTCGGCGTATAGCACAGGGGCAGCCCGTCAGGATCGGTCTTGGCTAGGATTGCAGCCATCTGGACCGTGGATCCCCGAAGGTCTGCGACTCCGCTCTGGAGGTCGTCCACCTTGTCGTCGATCTTGTTGAGCTTGCCGATGGCCTCGTCGCAATCCATATCGTCCGACGATGCAGCCGTGTCGCGCTTGGCGATGTATTGCAGGAATTCCCGAACGATCAGCACCAGCAAGATCCCTGCCGCCGATACCCCGCCAATGCCTGCCCCGAGGTCTTCCATCCGATCCTCACGCGCTATAATTGTCCCTGGCCGGGTCCTCAATGGACCGCATCGCCATCAGCAGCCCGAGCCCACCGGGCTCCCATGTGATCGACTCGACCAAGCATAGCCGCTCGGTTAGATCGATCCCGCTGTCTGTCAATAGCACAGCATCGCCCAGCTCCAGAAAGCCAAAGGCAGCAGAAACCCGATAAACGAAGAGCCGGGAGGGGAGCGCAAATGCTCTGGCCCACCAGCCCGCTACCTTTGCAGCCGTGGCCTCGGAGTAAATAACCTCCGAGCTGGCCTCCATCACCCGGGGCCCATACCGAGACCAACTGCGCCGAAGGTGCAAGTTGCTGGCAGCGCTTTCTGTGACGACTGTGTTCTCGTCCCCGGTCAGAACGTAAATGCTTGAGGGCTTGTTCTTCTGGTTGTTCCAGGCGTAGCTGAGTCGGATCTCGTTGATGATGTCGTCATAGTCGGAATAACTCACGGGGCCATCCCGGTAAGCCTCGCCCCGGTCCGCTGAGATGCTGGCAACCGTCTCAGATGCTGTTGCACCATATCGCCACAGAATGAAGTGGAGCCCATTCGCTCCCTTGAAGCGCGGCGAGATTGGCAGGATCGGCAGCAAATGCTCCTGGGCAAACTCCCAGGGATCCGTCCTCTTGTCTGGGCTAGACAGAACCGCCGTATCGATTTGAAAGGCGTTCAGGTTGTCAACGATGGCAGCCAGTCGGCCCCGGTCCCATTCGACATCTGATTGCTCCATTAACCACCGGAGCACATCGCCGGCACCTCGCATGGTTCCGCCCCCCCTGGCCAGCGTCCCTCCACCCGTCGTGCTGGTCCACCGGATCCAGTATTCGCCCTCGGCGTCGTCTGTGACGCCCGTCCCTGAGATCGAAACCGTCGACACTGGTTGCCCTAGTGAGTCTTGCTCGCGAGTCACAGAAAGCGCTGTTGCTGTCGTTGCTGGATCCCCCTTGACCTCTGTGACTGCGACCCTTGTTGCCGCGACAGCGTGACCGGCGATCAGGATCTTCTCAGTGTCCACCCAGAAGCCGGGAGTCGCGTACACTTCCCCATCCCCAGGAACGCCCAGGATCCGCTGATAGTATTCGCCCTTGAGGTCGTCGCTTGCCGAGGACCACGTGTCATCGCTTACCTTCTCCGTCGGCGACGGCAGTTCCTGCCGGTGTAGCGCCGGCTGATACTCCAGGCTCGCGGTGACTGGCTCGGATGCTTCGCCGTATTCCGGCTGCCGGATGTGCCCGGAAAGCACATCGAGGATCGCAGTCGATGCCGTGTCGTCGTCCCTCAGCCAGAGCTGGAGCGTCCCCAGGGCGGTCGTCAGGTCAAAGCCCCGGGAGATCATGAGCGGAACGTCGACGATCTCGCCCAGGTGTAGAGTGATTCCGATGGACGGCGGATCTGCCTTGTCGGCGAACAGCTCCAGCGCGTCCTCGTAGCTGCCGGCAAACTCGAAGCCAGCACGATAGAAAATATCCCCGCCAGCATCAGGGAACAGCACGGGCTCCTCGGCGAGATAGTAGGTCTGGCCCGCCCAGTCAAGCTGAAAGAGCCAAGTGAGCTGCCCCGTTCGGAGCTGGGCAGGCAGCAGAGGCATCAGACGATCTCTGTGACTGTAACGGTTGCCATGCGATCCACCTCGGTCGCCTGCTCATCGCCCAGGACATGCTCGCGCCGGGAGTCAGACGAGACCCGCCCATAGACAAACTGCCGAGGATTATTGGTGACCAGGCCGCCCGTTCCCGTCGGGATGCGGGAGAAGAAAACCACAGGCTTCTCCTGGCCGGCTGCCGTGGACATCGCGCCCTCTAGCGTTCGGATCACATCCGAGCGGCTAGCAATCGCAAGTCCGCTAGTCGAGCCCGCCACATAATCCGGCAGAGCGTCCGCGTCTTGGACTCTGGAAGCGTCCACGCCCTCGTCCCAGGAGAAGGTGACCTCTCTGGCCGACGGGCCTTTCTTCGTCGCTCTGGTGGTGCCATCGACCCAGGACGCGATCTCGACGTTCTGCCGGCCAATCGTTGTAATTCCTCGACTGTACTGGTGCCCGAAGACCAGCAACGATCCGATCAGGATCTGCCCGATCTCGAAGTATCCGTCTGCCGTCGTCTGAGCTGGGATCCGAAGTCGGAGGTAGCGCGGATCATGATCGAACTCGTGGACAATCAGCGCAACGTCGGGAAGCCAAATCTCAATGTTTCCCGAGGACGGATCCGCCCCGTCGTCCACATCTTCAACTCTGATCGTTGGATGCTTCGCCGTGCTGTCAGTCCACGCGCCCTCTGTGTTTGATTCGATCTTGTGGAAGGTGCCACCTCCAGCCGTCCAGTTAACTGTGCCGCCGACTAGATCGCCATAATGGATATATCGCCCAGCCTTGAATCCGCCAGAGGACGACGGGCGGATCTCCTTGCCGTCCCTCGTGCCCTGAAGGCTGGTTGCCGGCGAGAATCCCTCAGCAGCGTCTAGCGTGCCGATGGTTTGCCAGGCTGCCCCGTCCCAGCGGTCAAGGTCGCAGGTCTGGAAATTGATCCCCAGCAGCACTAGCCCGACGCTCGTGTTGTGCATCTTCGAGGACGTCAGCCCGTCGAGGTCAAAGGCTATTGTGTGCTCTGTTTCGTCGGTGCTGCGCCAGGGGACGCGGGGCGACGGATCCGTGATTGCGTTGTCAATTCTGTAGGTGTAGTCAGTCTCAATGTTCCACGCCTCAGCCTTGGCGGATGGACCGTCTGCCGCTTCAATCTTAACGCCGTCTTTGATTAGCGCCTGCCGGTCGACCGTCGGAAATCCTCGCCCCTTGAGGTTTGCCGGATTGTCCCAGCTGTCTCCCAGGCTGGCCTGGTCGGATGTCGCTGGCGACCAGTAGCGCCCCCAGCCGCACACGCCGACAAGATGCCAGGCCGAGTTATCGGCGTTGGCGCTCATGTGTCCCCACTCCACCTCAGAGTTGTCTGCCGTGGCATCGCTCGCCAGGCTGGCTTCTGGCCCCTCTGTCCATTCGAGGATGTGGGCAGCTCTGGCGTACCATGTCCTGATGTTGCCTCGGATGTCTACGCTGATCCGGTGGTACATCAGCGACGAGGTTAGCGTTAGATCCTCGCTGACGGCTGGCGTGATGCTGGTCGCGCCAATAACGTCGTAGAGCTGCCAGCCGTCATGAGCCAGACGATATCTCCCGATATACCGGGTAGAAGATCCGTCGGCGACAATCACCGTGAACGTGATGTCATCGGCAACCTTGGAGCCCTCGTTGTCGTCGATCTCAACTGCGAAGGTTGCCACGATCTGATCAACCGACCCAGCAAACTCCTTGCTGTAGAGGATGCCGGCTGCCGTCGAATCCAGCTTGAGCCCTGCCGCCGTCGTCGGCACAAGCGAGCCGGCGCGGGTCCTTGTCGCCAGAGACACTGAGCCGGCGCCAGACGCGGTCCAGCCGACGCTGTTCGGCTCGTCTGTGGGGAACCAGACCTTGCCCTCCCCGCCGCTGTCGCCAGCCGAGTAGGCTACTGTGTCGTTCATTCGCCAGGTGCCGTTGATGTCAGAGAACGGCAAAGTATGAGCGCCAAATCCCCCCAGATGCAGGACGACCTCGCCGCCGTCATCAAAGGCATTGTCCTCAGTTTCAAATCGAGACAGCATCACGGCCCGACCGCCGATGCTTTCAACCGCATATTCAGTAAGAACCGATCCAAGTGTTGAGTCGTGTGCGATCCCCTCGTGGTCGTTGATTGGCTCCCAGGTTTCGCCGTCGTCTTGAGACCAGAAGATCGTGCAAGGTCTAAACGCCGTGGACGGCGCGGCCACTCCGTCGTCTGAGGTGCTCATCAGGTAGATCGGCCCGTCCTCGTCTCGCCACATTGCGAGCGGGTGGTCGTCAATCTGATCGGCTCCACCAAAGACAGTCGTCGTTGCTGAGGAGCTGGTGCTTGCTAGGAAGGCAGACGGGATCTGGCGCACCGTGAGCACATAATTCGTCGTCGAGTCAATCGAGCCCAGCACAAACCCGCTAGCCTCTCCAGGCACCACACGAACCGCCGAGATATCAGCGCCGACCTCCGTCTTCCAGTCGGCAATTACCTGAGTGAAGCTCATGCCCAGATCGTCGGAGGCATACTGGGCCATCGTGTCTTCTGCGGATGCGTTCTCGAACCGGAGCCACATCCCGACCTCGCCAGCGCTATAAGCCACGGCAATCGCGACGATCTCTCGGTCGTTTCTGGTTCTAAGCGCCATGTCCGAGTAGACAGACCAAGACGCGCCATCGTCATCCGACCTCAGGACCTGCACCTGCTTTTTGTTCGGGCCGGTTCGCAGGAACATAAGCACCGCCCCACCCGGAATCTGGAGGAGCGCCGGCCCGGACTGGGAGACTGCGGGATCTAGCGTCAGCTCGACAGTCGTCCAAAGCGCGGAGGTTGGATCGTAACTGTAGACCCGGTTCTTGATTGCCGATCCGCTCGTGAATTCGCTGCCAACTGCCAGCAGCTTGTCGGAGTCGAGTCGGATCATGTCAAAGGTGAGGACCGTTGCCACGGTCGACGTATATTGAAGCGTCTCCCACCCGGTGATCACTGAGTAGGGATCCCAGCCCTTGTATCCCTTCGAGCTGTCCACAGTGGCATCGCGCCAAACATACTGGGCTTGCTCAACTCCCGGATGACCGGCCAGCTGAGTCAGGATCTCGAGATGTCCACCCTCGCCCTGATCGCCTGACGCCTTGAGCACCATGTCGGATTCTTCCGACGGCTCAGGAACGCCAGTGCGTGGTCCCGCCTGAGTAAATACGCTCTCTGGCTCCGCTCCGGTTTCCTCCAGAATATTGGACACCTTGAACCGACCATCTGGGATCAGAAGCCCCTGGTATCTGTCCGCGCTGACATCGCTGCCCATGATCAGATGCTCCTGAATGGATTGTGTCGGCCAATGCGGCGAGGTCGAACCGAGCGGAATTCCCTGTTGAGTCTGCCCGATCCAGTCCGCAAGGACTCGTGAACCATCGCATCGACGACGCGGTTACCAACCTGCATCACTGTCACGTTCGGGCCGTCAGCGCCGCGCCGCCCCTGATTGAGACTGCCGATCCCCTCAGGACCACCGGCTGCCGCAACTCCCTGAGGAGATAGCACTGCCTCGCGAGCTCGCGCCCTGATTGTGACCTCGTCGTGAGCACCGCCTGCGGATACCATGCCGCCGCTATGGAACTGGGGCGGGGGCTGGCTGGCAATGGTCGCAATAGCTGCCACGCCTGCCGCCGTAGCGAGCCCCGCCATGATCAGGCCAACCACGATATTTGGAGCCGTCGCCAGGGCGTTAATTGCAGCAAGCGCTGTGTTGACCGTGGCTTGTACGATTGCAAGGGCCTGGGTCCGCTTCCAGCTCTCCTCCGCCTCGGCCTTCTCCTGCTGGCTCTGCCGCTCAAGGGCTGCCTGCCGGTTCTCTAGCCGCTCCCGCTCTTGGCTGCTCAGGGTTTCCGTTAGTCGCTCTTCGATGGCTTCGATCTGATCTGCGGTTTCTTGGATTGCTGAAACCCGAACATTCATCTCGGCGGCTGCGGCATCGCTGATAATTCCGAAGATCTGATCGCTGAGGTCTTGCGCGGCTGCCAGCGCCTTAAACCCGTCCTCCTTCCGCTTCCTTGCGGCCCGCTCGTCTTCGTCTTGAACTCGCTTGATGTCTGCGATCTTCGCGTCGGCTACCTCTTGCGCGATCCGCTTCTCCTCCACCGCCGCATCGCCCAGAGCCATCAGCGCGTCAAGCGCCGCCTGCCCTGCCTCGTTGCTGGCCGCAGTAAGCTCCTTTGTCGCCTGGGTCGCCAGGTTCGTTTCTGCCGCCACACGCCCAGCACCCTTTGCGACTTCAGGTAGGACGGTCTCCGCCCTAAGCATCCCCTCCAGCAGGCCAGTCGCTGCCGCGTCGGCGTCCACCAGCGCGCCCTCCATGCCGGCCACGGACTGCTCCAGCTCTGCCTGCTTCCCCTGAAGCCTCGATGTGACTCCTACTGCCTCGTCCCACTGAAAACTCAGCGCCTTAAATGCCTGCTCTGCTCGAAGCGCCCCGACCTCGATAGCAAGCAAGGTCGGCTCGATGCGCGCGCGTGCCTTCAGGAAAATAGAAACCGCAGACGCAATAGACGGAGCGATCCAATCCTGAAAGACAGCTACCACCGTCTGGCCGAAGTCCTCAATGTCTCCGGTCTCTCTGAACGTAGAGACCGCCTCGCGGATCCCATTCGCCATCCCCGTCAATACAGGCATCAGGGGAGCCAGGAAGTCGTCTCGAAGCGCGCCAAAAGATCGACCCATCAGCGAGACGGCATCAGTCAGCATCTCCCCCTGGGCGGCAGCCTCGTTGCTGATAATTCCCGCCTCGCGCACAAGCTCGGTGTTTGCCCGGATGGCCTCGCCGCCGTCAGAGAACGCTGCCAGCATGTCCAGGGCACCCCGGCCAAGCAGCGCCTGAGCCACCTGGGCGCGCTGGCTCTGGCTGGTCATCCGGCCCAGGCCGTCAGCAATCAGCGCCATCCGCTCCTCAAGAGGGACCGACTCCAGTTGCTCAGATGTCAGACGAAGATCCTCTAGCGCCTCCTTTTGTAGCTTGCTGCCCTTAGACGCCAGCCCGAGATTGACGGACAGCTTCTGGATCGCGTTGGCGGTTGTTTCCGCGCTGACGCCTCCCAGCTCGAGAGCGCCAGATATGAGCTGCAATTCCTCTGCGCTGGTGCCGATGGCCTTGGCCTTCTTCGCGATAGCGTCGAACCTGGCAGCGGCCCCGATGGCTGCCTTCGTGATCCCGGCAATCGCGACAGCTGAAGCCGTGGCAGCGATTGCAACGCCCTTGATTGCAACCGACCCGGCCCTGGCTGCGGTCTCGGCAGCTCTGAGCCCAGCAGATCCCTTCTTGCCGACGTCATCGGACAGGGCCCTGCCGGTGTCCTTGCCTGCCCGCTCGGCGTCCGCGAGTGCGGCGCGCAGTTCGCTGACATCTCCAGAGAACCGAAACTCGATTTTTTTGCCCATCAGCTACCACCAAACCAGAAGCTGAGTGCGGACTCCTTCGCCCCGTCCCGCTTCATCGTCCCGCGAAGATCCCCCGGCTTGCTTGACTCGCTCCTGGCCGGATGCGTCAGCATCCAAACATGGGCAAGATCTCCGGCGGTTGCGGGTACGCCTTGGATCATCCTGAGATCCTCTGGGCTAATGCGTCCGCCTCTACCAGCACGACGGCCAGTAGCACGAGCGATGTGCCAATAAGCCAGCAACTCCACTCGCGTCTGATGGTCGAAGCGAAGCAAGGCATCGGGATCTCCAAACAGGCTCAGCCCGAGGTCAATGGCGAGGAAGTCTCCGAAGCCGTCTTCGTCGCAGTAAAATTTACCTGCTCGTCCACCTCCTGGGGACGCGGCAGGTTGGCGACGATCAGCTTTGAGCCGACCTCGGAGATCATGGGCTCCAGCTGCTCAGTCGTATAACCAGCCTCGTGCAACTCTGACAGCACCTCGGCCCCATAATCTAAGAGCCCGTCAGGCCCGCGAGGATAGTCCCTGCGGCGCGTTTCCAGGTCCAGGGACGCATGGGCCCAGCACGTGCCCAGGGCGGCTCCTACGGCCTCCTCGGTCAGCTCTGCGGCCAGTGGGTCGATCTCGTCTGAGTCAGTCCAGATCCCAGACTCGATCATGGGCCGAAGCAACCGGCCCACCACCGACGGGCGCGGAACCCTGAAGTGGTGGACGCCTCGGTCAGGGACCTCTACCGAGAAGTAGATAGGCCGATCAGGAATCGTCCGCGCTGGGTTTGCTTGCTTCACTCTTCTTTCCCTTCTTTGCCGCACGCTTGCGCTCGGCATTTAGCTCGGCCTGTAGGGCTCCGATCTCCCGGGACCGCTTGCGCCTGGCGTCCATAACAGCCGCCTCCAGCTTCTCGATCTTGCTAGCCATCAGAGCAGCACAGACGGCTTGGTTGCCCAGCTCGTGCCGTTGATGGTGACGGAGTTCGGGTCACCCTCAGCGACTGAGAAGTTCAAAGTGCAGAAAGGGAGGACCATCAGGTGAGTGTCAGAGGAATCTCCTGCG